TTTGATTATCAAAGAAATGCTCTTCATTCAAGAAAGTAGTTTCGTAGTCTGTTTGCTGATATGATGTATAATTTGTGCCAGCAGAGTCTTGTGGAATTATATTTGTAGTTTTAACACTTACATTGAATGGAGTTTCACTGAAAGAGAGATAACCAATCTTAGGATATAGTTTTTCATATTTTCTATTATAAGAAGCAAGGACTTTACTTCCTCCACCAAAAGTGCTGGACCCAGCTCCAAGATTTGATGTAATGTTATAAGAATTTAATCCAGAGTTAGAAACTTGGAATAATGTGCTATTCAAATAATCTCCTTCGATACCACCAACATCTACTGCTTGGCGTAGTGTGACATATGATTTGCCAGAGTCTTCAAAACCAGAATCTTTGTGATTTACTCTAATAATCTTGTTATTATTGCGGAATAGTAAAGAATCTGCACTATCATTTGAAGACGAATCAGTTTGAATAGGATTATTATCTAACAATTCATATCCTAATTCTTCATTAGTCAATAGGACATTTGCAGGAGTATTAGTAACAAATACTGCTCTACGCATCACAAACTTAATATCTTGACTCAAATCCTCAGTCCACGAATCAACATTCTGTGACCTGTATACAGACCCAAGAAGTGGTTGTTGTGTGATAACTTGTGATGTAGAGATGTCAGTTTCGCCAAGACGTGAAGACCATACTCTAAAATCGGTTGAGTCAGTTTCAATGCTTAAAGAGTAATCTGTATTATTCTGAAGATATACGGGATGGTCAAATTCAAATCTGGTTGGAGATACAGAATCTAGTGTCTGACCATCTTGTGGGTCAACCGAAACACCCATTCTGACAGCAGGTGTATCAATTTCCAAGATTGGATTGATTACTGCTTCTCTACTAATAGACCCATTGGGTCTAAGAATAATAGATGGTGCGTCAGTATAACCAGACCCCTCTAACAGAATAGAAGTATCAAACACTTCTCCATTTGAGATAGAGACGTTTGCTACTGCATTACTACCTCCTGGTAGTTGTGGACTTTGAATTACTAACGTGGCAGATTCATATCCTTCACCATAATCAGAAATTTCTAATCCTACAATGCGACCAGAATCTTTAGCAATGGTGACAGATAACGTAGAATTATTTAAAGCATTGAATTCAATCAATGAAGGAATTGCAAGGTTTTCATTTTGCTGGAATGAGAGTCCTTCTAGGCTAGTGTAATTTGAAAGGACCAAAGTGTAAACTTGGTCGTTGTTTATAGATACCGTATTTTGTAGAGTTGGAAGAAGTTTATTTCCATTCTGGTCAACAACTTCTTTAACAATGCCCTTAACACCAGAAGAGAATCCAGAGACAGTTTCTCCAATAGTTAAATTCAGAGTGCCACTAGAATAAATCTTCAAATAAGTGTCAGTAGGCTTAACTACTTCAGTACCTGGAATAACATATGTGCCAGGTTTACCCGAGTTTGTATCTGTTAGGTAAACTCTAATTGGTAGAGTTTCACTCTTTTGCGAGAAGAATAAATCAACACCAGTAACAAAACATCCACCATCCATATTTTCGACACGGAATGTTTGTGATAGAGGACTTGGTTTTGCCTGAGTTGATGCATTGTCAATGAATTGCACACCTTCAGACCCTTTCAAGAATGAAGGCACTGTAGAAATAATCGAAGCAGGTTGATTTGGGAATGAACCTACAGAATAATATTTGCACTCTGCAAAACTATCAACACTATCATCATTTCTATCTTCTTCACTTGTAGTGAATCTAATAGTCTTAATACCAGTAGTAAAGTTTAACTCTTCAGCACCCTCACCTGTTTCATATGTAACGCTATTTAAATCACCTGTCCATGAAGCATTCTGTAAAGGAGCTGTGCCTGCAGGAAAAATAAGTAGTCCGCTTGCATCACCATTTGCATCAGTTTTAATAGCAGTGCCATCTTCATTTGCACCGAATGGTCCAAGAGAGTTGCCAGGAATGCCAGTATATCTAACGTCTTGACAAATATATCTTACTACGTTTCTACCTTCAATGAATGCATAGAATTTTGTATTTGGTTTTAATCTACGAAGATTAAATTTAATTGCTCTAGACCTAGCGTAAAGTTGCAATGAGGAAGCAACAGTGTTTTGTCCATTATTTACTGTATTGATGCCTTTACCAATCTCATTATTTTGTGGACTAATATTAGATGACGTAGAAACTTTAGCAGCAACTACGTTAGTCTCAGTGTTGGATGTGACATCATTAAGAGAGCTGATGTTAAAGAATGCTCTGTTGGTGCCAATCCAATTGGTAATGTAGAAATTATTTAAACTCGAATATCCTTCTCTTGCATCAGATTTATTTACAAATACAGAGAATACCTTAGTGTCATTATTCAAAACATTTGGCACTTGTCTATTATCATACCAATGGTCAATAGAAGGAGAAATAGATGCATCTCCAACATATTGGACAACTACAAATGGATTTGGATTAATCTTTCCATCTTCTGTAGCAAATTTATTAGAAATAAAATCTTGCTCTGTATATGGAAGAGTAATTAAACTATTTGTTTTTTGATATCCTGCAACAGACCTTTCCTGACTTGTAGATACCACCTCTTGTAGACCATAAGAATTCTCAACTGTTGGTGACGCCAAGACGGACTGCTGAGTATCAATAGAGCACTTATAATCTAGTGACTTAAGATTACCAATCGCATGATTCTCAAAATTGTCTACAATGATACCAGACTTAAATCTATCAAGACCAATATCATCTTTGATTTGGGTATTGAATGTCTGTTGCTCAAGAATACTTAGAGTAGTGTAATACTCTAAACGCTCAACACGCTTCTCTAACTTACCAATATCGCGCATCGTGTAACGACGATTATCGACAGGTGTTACACGAATATCCTTAACATTCTCTGTATATGCAGGAATAAAGAGATAGTATAAAGCAATCGCATCATCAGGAGATTCTGGTTTGGATGGATTGAGAGAAGAGTTACCCTTCTTAACGATAAAGTCTCCTTTCTTATTGAGGAAGACACCATCAATTCTATCGAGATACTGCTTACTATTAAATCCAAAAGTGAATTCCAGATTCTCGTCATGAGCGGGTGTGGCAGAAGGAATACCACCAGACCCATTGAATGAAATAGTATTGTTACTTGCTAGCAATGCTTGGTCTTGGAATCCAGAGATAATTGAATTGACATCAACCTTAGGTCTAAAATCAACTAAGTCTGCAAGATAAACTCTGCCCAAAGATGGAGAGTTGAAATATGGAATGTCGGTTGTTGGGACGCCAGTAAGGAGATAAGAATCAACAGTGGTAAAGTCTCCAGCAGAATGCTCGAAGTAATTGAAAACAACAACTAATTGACCAGTTGGAGCATCAAATCCAGGTTTCAATACAATACGAGATACATCATAGAAAGTATCTCTTTGTCCGTCATCAAATGTAAATCTTTCAGTTACGTCATAACCTTCAATTACATTGTTTTGGTCATCTAGAGTAGGTGGATTGGATACAGACCCCTCGAAGACCTTAATATCGGTGCCATACACTCCAAATGCATCTGCATATGAGATAACATCTGCAGTCTTGGCATCATAGTCATAACCACGGAAAGGAATGACTCTATCGCCAGACGATACAACAACAATTCTTTTGTTTCTGATAGCAGTCTTAGTTTTTGGAGATGCTTTAGTAACTTCAATTGTTGCAGTAAGTTTTAATACAACATTGGATGCTGAAGATGCATCAGTCCTGAAGGTTAGATTATCTAGAGTAATAGAAACACCACCAGAAGACAGCGCAGATACTTGGTCTCCTGTGATATACATAATATCACCATTCTCTAGACCAGTATCAGAATTTCCTTTATCTAAGACTGTAAGCAAGAAGTTGCTTTCTCTAAAGTCAATAAATCTCTGTGTGCCAAACTTTAATTGTGCAGAGAATGTAATCTGACCACCAGAAGTAGAAGATGTAGTAATGAAATCTCTACGAATATAATATTTAATCTTGGTATCATCGCTATCTTGAATTAGGCTGCTAGCAGATTTAAATCCAAGGGGGAAGAGGAGAGATGAATTTTCTGGGTTGGAAATTTTGGTCCTTTTTCTAACAACAGTTGCATTACTTACATCTTCTTGTAGTGCTGTATCTAAGAAAACTTGACCTCTAATTAAACCACTTGGAGGAGTAACTTTTTCTACAATACTTCTGCGTAAAACTCCAGTAGAATCGATAAATTCGATAACATCACCAGGAAGTAAATCAACAACTGGATTACCAGAGAATGCTAAACATGTAATAAATTTCTTACCTTTAGCACCTTCAAAAGTAGAAGAAGTTACATCTTTACTTGATGTAAAATCAGTGTCAAAAGTTTCTACATCAGTTGTGAATTTGTTGACTTCTCCATCACCAAATTCAGAGAAAATAGATTTAACACTCTCATTGGTATATGTTAAAACAGTATTTCTAAACAATTCTGCTCTAACAACCGCACTGGTTGGTTGAGTGCCAGAGTCAAAATTAACAGTTACTTGTGGAGTAGAAATATACTCATCTTTTAGTGACTTTCTGTCTGCAATATCAATATTGATTACTTGACCGCCAACAATAATAGGTTTCACAACTGAAACATCATAATCCTTACCATCAATCTTTAATGGTTTTGTAGAAGCTTCTGAAGTTGTTTGTGTATATTGTGACCCTCTTTTTGTTACAACAAAATGAGAAATAGTATTTTCTTTTGCAATTCGTAAAACATTTCCTGCTTCATCTACAATTGTTTCACCAGAAACAAAAGTGCCCGAAACCATTCTTACATGTAATGTGTTATACGAAGAGTATGAAGAATCGGCAGACCCTTCAATTACAGCATAAGCTCCACTAGTTTGACCAGTAACATACTTACCAGCAGTAAATCCTTGTGTCAAAGGAGAATCTAATGTAAGTCTTGTAAAGAAAATTGGATTGAAGTATTCAACCTTGAAAATTGAATTGTATACAGCATCTCCAGATGAATTGCGACCTTTGGAGAGAATTTTATCTGTTTCTTGGTTAAATCCACTACCTCTCTTCTGCAAAGAAGTATTCTTTGGTTTTGCAACACCAATCACAGGAGCAATCAACTCACTATAATCAACAATTTCACCATATGGGAAGATTTTATTACCTTCGGAAATTGGGACTGTTAAAATAATTGTCCCAGAAGCAGAAGACCCAGGATTTTGGACTAAGGTATACTCAAAATACTTTGAAGTAATTGTGTTGCCTAATACTGTAGCACCATTAGTATTGTATGCGCTAGGAATTGCACCAGCAACAGTAATGGTATTACCAGCAACTAGACCATGGTCAGTAACTGTAGTTACTTTTGCAACATATACGTTTACACCACCTTCTACTCTTACTTCATACTCAAGAGACTGCACTTGGACTTGGGTGCCAGATTGTTGCCAATAATAATTAGTTGCTCTGAAGTCACCATCATCTGTTGGGTTGTTTGTAGTCCTGGTAAATAATTGCCTTCTCTTTACATCAGCACCTGATGAATTTCCTAAAGCTTCAGGAATAAAATCGGCATTATCGAATTCAATGAATTTAGATTCTAAATCTCTTTTGTTACCTAATACCGTTAACTCTAAATAAATCTCTCCACCGATATCGTCTGGTCTAGTTAGTTGAGAGAAAGCAATGACATCTACATAATCAACAGCAGTGCCAGCAAGAGTTTCTGCTAAGTCTGACACATACCATAATTTAGTCCCTAGGATTGCGCTATAATCCGCTGCAGGAGACTTTGCTTTGACGTAGATAGTCTTTACACCATAATCATGAATTAAATTTGTTTTTGCAGAAGACTTGAGAGGAAGTCCTCTTCTTCCCAATGTTTTTCTTGTACCAGAATCTCCATTATATCCTAGATATCCATCGTTAAATAATCTAGAAAAATATAGAGTAGGATATGATGACAACTGATTTCCCTCAGCATTTAGAGGAATAGTGCCATACATGTTGGTGGTGCTAAATGATGGCACCCCGTAAGTCTTAATTTTGTTGTTTTCTTTTACAAGAACATCTCTTGCTTTATCAACTTCTAGGAATTTAGTTTCCTTATTAACAATTTCATATCCTCTGACATATGCTTTGCCAGACCCCATACCAGCAACTAGTTTTGCCTCAGCATCTTCCTGTGATAGTCCTTGTGGACCAACAGTATCATCAATTCTAGTAGGATATAAACCTTGATTGCCAGTCCTTTGCCAGTATTCTCTTAACTCAATTGGGAAGTTATCTACAACGTAATCGCCAGACTCATCATAGGTCCTTCTAGCGAGTGTGTCTTCTAATACGTTGTATTCTTTCTTATTGACTTTCTTTTGAATTACACCAAGTCTTAGAGTGAGTAACTCGATAAAGTTATCACCTGTATCAGCATCTAACTCAAGTGCTTTTAGATTTAAATTGATTTGCAATCTATGCGCTCCAGGAGCAGCATAGTTTGATGACCCTCTAGCGTTGTCATAGAGAGTAATGTCTTTCTCTGGAGTGATTAACTCTTCTTCAATCTCAAAACCAACCTTCGCAGATGGTTGAGAATAATACTTATCAACAACTAGTAGACTTTCTGCACACTGCACAAAGAAACCATTGACAAAGTAAATACCTGTTTCTACTTTAACAGCAGAAGCATATCCCATTGCAGGACTATCAATTAGTGTTGCTTCTAAAGTATCTGGATTTACACTAGTAATTGAAGATGGCAGAGAGCTACCATCAGTGCCAACAGTCAAAATGGGACTGTTGGCAATATTTACCTCTAATTCTTCACCCTGTCTAAATGTTGCTTCACTATCATTACCACCACTAATGTAATTGACAAAAATAGTGTCAGATTCTGTCTCTGACCCATACGCCGCTTCAACAACAACACCCTGTACACCAGAAGTTAAACCAGTAAGGGTGTAACCGATGAGGTCTTTAATGTCATACTTATTAAATACGACTTCCCCACCCACATTCTCAGCAACCTCGGAAACAGAGGCAAGTTTTACATAGTTGAGTCTGTTGTTAAACGAGACTTCACCAGGAATAACCTGTTGCCCCTGCTTGAATTGGTATTTTCCGAATTGCTCAATCTGATTCTGTAGAATCGATTGTAATGTAGTTAACTCCCTAGACTGAATAGAGTATCCTGGTCTAAAAAGGACTTTGTAGAAATTTTTAGACGCATCAAAATCGTCGTTATACTCTTTGGTATTTAAATTGGTATTTTGTGGCATCTCTACTCAAAGTGACAGGTTTAATAATCCAGGAAAAGATATCAGAATTCAATGACAAGTTTGATATCTTCGATTTGGTCAGGAGCACGGGTGATGAGTCTTCTGTTTTCAACATAGACAATTTCACCAGTATTTTTTGCAATCTCAGGTGCTGCAAGACCATTAGTGAATGTTAGACCAAGTAGAGGAAGCGTTGCACCACCAGTGGAGTAACCAGTCTCGACAGTGCCTTCAATCAAAGAGGTTTGACCTTGTACCAATGCAGATGCATTGGAAGCAAATGCTCTTACAACACCATTATCAGTATGTAGGTCAGAGCTCTGGAAGTATTTTAGGGTGCCTGATGTTGGAGTTTGTCCTGCAGGAACTTCATCCCAAACCCAAGAAACCACAGTACCATATGCAAACTCACCAGCAGCAATTTCTTGCTTCACAACTTCATCTGGTTGGAATGACCCAGTAACGCTAGTTAGTTTGATAGCACTGATAGCACTGATTGTGTCTTGTGTGGCAAAATCAGTTGAAGGAGCAGGAAGTTTAGGATTCTTGATAATACCAATTCTACGGAAATCATTATCTACAGGGAAATCACCACTTCCTTCTGCATAAGTCAATCGGACATTCGCCATGACTCTCTTTGCAAGAAGCTCAATAACACAATCTGCACCATGACCGCCAGCTGGTCCAAATAATACTTCAATACTACCCGACGCATTAGCACTGACAGTAAATGGTTGAGTTAAGTCTGGTTGCTGGAATAAGAAACCATCCTTTAGAATAACATTTGCATAAGTATAGCTATTACCGCTCATGTTTACTCTAGCACCTGAATTATTTACTAGATATGAGTCACTAATTAAACCTTGAGCATCAGTTTCAATTCTTAATCTACCACCAACGCCATCGCCCTTGACTTCGGTGTAAATTACTTCACTAGCAGGTAGGTTGCTACCTTTATCTCTAATTACAACTGCAGAAAGTGCTCCAGCTTGAGAAGCTGCTAATGTGGTAACGGTTGAATCCTCAACAATAGGCATAAAGTCTGTTGAGAGGAATCTCATTACATCATTTGTGGGGATGGTAAAGAGATATTTCCAAACATAACCATTACTTACATCGGGATATTCGGTGTAGATACCTGTAGCAGAATCATATACACCTTCACCAGTAGGACCAGGATTTCTCTTGGGTTCTAGGGATGCATTAACACCAGTTGGGTTGTCAACATTAGTGCCGTTATACAAACACTTAAATACTTCGTAGTTGTTATTAACAACATAGAATTGTGCATTAGCAAGTGTTTCTGCAGCAGTTAATGTGCCAGCACCATCGGGGTCAACTTGTGCTGCTCTTGCGTAAGAGTAGTCAGGTCTCCACATGTCATACTTAGGATTGACAGTTGGATTCCAGTTGAATCTTCTAACAACTGCTCTTACTTGGTCGCTACCAATTCTCTTGAGAGCAATCATGTCATCATGAATGCTTCTCTCTTCTTCGTCGTTATCTGCTGGACGAAGAGGAATCTCGTCAGTTGCATATCTGTAGACCGCCGCATATGCAGTAGCATTAGAAGAATCACCTCTAATTTGACTACCGATAGTAGGAACTGCGGAAATATTTGGGAAAACGTTAGATAGAAGAATGCTATTAGGATAGACAGCTTCTACCGTTGCTCGGAATGAGGAATTGGCAAGAGTAATACCAGCACCAGTTACATATACCTGCTCGCCAACAGTGAAGTTGCCGACTACAGAGTATACTTCCAGATACGCATTCCACTTTTGTGGGCGACCTACGAAAAAGTAGGATTTTGTTCTTTCGTCAGAAGTTGCTTCAGTGTTAGTTGCGCCTTCAGATAAAGATTCTAAAAACTGCTTAGCATTGAAGATTCTGAATTTTTCAGAAATGATGGCGGCCATAGTTTTCCCTTATTGTATTATTTCTGGTAATTCCGAGTTATTTATATTTATACTGATTATACTAAACTTCTCAAGTAGTCACCTGGATTGTGAGATTGTGCAGTAGTGTTATCTTCTCCTCTAGTAACTCCCGTAAATCTATCGGAAAGTTTGCCAGTATAAGAAACAACCTCGCCGTTAATCAGTAATTTTCCACTACTTGGGAATCTATCAGTATTTGGAATGTAAATTGTAGTATCTGTCGTATTTAATGCTGAATCAAGAATAGCACCATATTCATTGATAGTCGGCCAATGCAACTGCCAATGAGCACCATTAACACCTAAAGAAGATTCACTTCTATCAGCAAAATCACCGATAGTAATGGTTGGATAATAAATTTCCATTTCTTGCAGGGTATTCTGACCACTAATAGGTTGACCAGCATATGTTGCAAGACCTAAGTCTTGACTAAACTTGATATTCTCATATACAGAGAATCTGTTGCCAAGTTGTGCAAATTCATACTTATCTTCGTCAACACTACTGCTGAATACATCACATGCACCAAAATCAACTTCAACTGTAACAGTTTTAGTAATCTGCTCAATACTGCTAATATCAAATTCTGTAGTAATTCTAGATGTCCTCTCAAATGTTATCAAAGAAGACATACTAACAACACTGAGAGCAGCATCAATAATAGTAGTATGCTGTAAATCACTTTCTACAATAGAAGCATCTCTTGCAGCAGGTGTAATGATTGTAGTAGGATGAGTTACTACATGCTGTGCTTTTGTTTCAATAACAACATTAATGTCGGGGACAATCTTAGCGCCAATGTTAATAACAAACCAAGATTCAACATTAAAGAAAGTATCGATTCTAGGTTGTAAGAATAAATCTGTCCTAGATTCAATAACTTTTTCGGAATTTCTATAAATGTTATATCCTCTAGTGATAAACACTTTTGGAGGAGCAGAATAGTCACTACCAGGACTGGTTAAGACTACATCAATTACCTCACCACGATCAATAATCGCAAAACCAGTAGCGCCACCACCAGTAACAGGACCAATAATATTACCAAAACTATCTCTTGGTGGTTGTGGGACAAATACTAATTTTGGAGCTTCTGTATATCCAAAAGCATTTGGTTGAATATTTACAGGATTTATATTCAACTCGGCTCTATTGGGGTTTGTTACAGTGACATATTGTCCATTCCTCAAAAGAATTTTATTTGGAGTAGTTAAAGAAACCAATCCATTTCTAGTGGTAACTACTTTAGGAATAATAACTCCTTTGTCAATAGTAGTCGCATATTCAGCATAATTACGTTGATTCCATGTAATGGCAGAAACTTTGCCTTCGGTTAATTCTGCTAATACACTAAGACCAATACCGTCAATTTGACCATTGTAGTCAGTAACACCAACTTGTGCCCAATGATTATCCTTAATTAAATCTTCTCTTCTGTGACCTAATTTATTGAGGACTTCTGGAGTAAGTAAGACTTCACGATAATCTTTTTCTCCATCAACCAGAATTTTATCGCCAACATTGATATTATCTTTATATACTGGAGTTAATGCACTACCGACCATCCATCCAGCTTTAGTCTTAAAGACTTGCTCATATCTTTCATCGCCCTCAACATAATCTGTTATAGATGTAATGTTTGGTGGGTCTATTGTAAATTCTGGAGCATATGTTTTATAGTTTGCCAATTTAATTGGAAACTGCGTATCAAATTTAAAGTTTTGCTGTTTAAAGATAATTCTAATAATAGGATCGCCTTGTGCATCAGTGCTGGCAAATGATGTTAAAATTTCGCCCACTGCGGTCCACTCTGCTAATGAGTTTCCTTGATATACAGTATTGTATGTCTTTAGTTGCTCATTAGTAATGAATGCAATTGAAATTAAATCAATAGTATTGAAATACTTATTATTTTCAAAGTTGAAGAAAGTTAGTTTTCTTTCAGTTTCTCTACCATAGAT